GTTGAAGCCTTAACTAAGGGAATTAAAGTTACAGACTATATTCATGGGGAAACCAGTGTCATTATTAAATCTGAATTAGATGGGTTTACTATCTATGGCTTTGAAGAAAATAACCTAATGTCTAAGAATGCTTTGGCTGATTTAGATATGTGGAAACAACAAGCGATTGATATAATGAAATCAAAGCAAAGTGAATTAACAGTGGCTATCTTCCAGCATCTTAAAGAAAGAGGCCCCAAAACAGCAGGAGAACTGCATGCTCATCTAAAGGAAAAGCACCCTTCTTTGTATGAAGATATTTTAGACTCTAAGCAAACTCAATTAAATGCGTGGGCTGGTCTAAGAGATGGTATTAGTATAGTAGATAATAAATTGATTGCTGATGATGATAAAATCATGCAAGAGGAAGAGATTCTAAAATCCTCAAGTTCTAGGTTGTCTCTATATCAAACACAAGGAATGGCTAATCAAACTACAAGAGTAGAAGAAAAGCCTAATGTAAACCAAAAGGTAGGCACTATTGAAGTGGATGCTGATGTATCGGAAGATTGCTGCACGCAATTTAGAGAGGAAATAATAGGTTTTCTTGGAGTAGATGGTGAGGTATTTAAAGATGAGGCCGACCTACGGTTTACTGTGGAAGATATAGATTGTGACTATCTTCAGGACTATATGCTTGACTTTGAGGACTATATAAACATACATGGAGGGACTGTCGTTAAGGAAGCGATGGACATAGCCAATAGATATGAACAATGTAATTCTTTTGGTTCGGACTTTTCCGATAAACACGCTATGCTTAAAGCCTATAAAACCCCTAAGAATCTACAAGAAGGCGAGTTTAAGTTATACTCTAGAGAAGACGATAATCTAACTTTAGCCATTAAATTAGATAAAGAAACTATGTTCTGGACTATTGAATTAGATGACCAGAAAGAACTCTTTGATTTATTCGGTGCGGCTGGAAAATATCCAGCAGAAGTATCAAAGAACATTGAACGGGGTAAAGTGGTGGATTCTGGTAAGATTAGACTAGGAGTTCAAAAGGATGGCTACCATGAGTATTTCTTGGAAGGCAATAAGTTTGAAACTAAAATGCACTTTAGAGTCATTACGGTAGATGATATACAGATGTGGCTGGCATGGACTGGCTTCAAACAAGAACCTGCCGACGATGACACCGATGAAGGAAAGTGGGATATTTATGCGGATAAGCACAATAAAATCCCCCTCCCCAACAAGGATTAAGTGTTCTTTATATAGTGGTCGGACTAAGGAAAGGTTGAGAGGAATGAGTTCGGCGGTAATGGCAAACAGAACTTCCGACTTCAGGATTCTCAAGAGCGATAATTTAACAATTGGTGGATATGCAAGCATAGAAATCGTTGATAAACAAAATGACTTAATAACACTCAAAGCACTTAACGAAGCAGTAAATCAATTTATGGAGAATGATAAGTTTAGAAATGTAATGACTAATCATTCTAATGTTCAAGTTGGTGAAGTAGTAAAATCATACAGGGATAAATCAGGTAGACTTTGGAAAACAGAAGTAGATGATGTAGGATTCTTTGTAGTAATTAAGTTAAGAGACGATATAGAAAAAGCCAAAGAAATTAATAGAGGAATTAGAAAAGGTTCATTAAGGTCATTTAGTATAGGTGGACAAGCATTACAAAAAGTAAAGAAGAATCACCAAGAATTAGGCGACTATAACGAAATAAGTAAATTAGAACTCCATGAAGTAACAATCTGTGAAAAAGGAATAAACCCAGAAGCACGATTTGATATTCTAAAACAAGACAAAACAAACAAAAAAGAAGTGAGTAAAATGACTAAAATTGAAAAAGCATTAGCAGAACTAGACGCACTTATGGAAGAAGTGAATACTCTTCGTAAGGAAGAAACAGAAGAGATGGATTTACCTGAAGAAGAAAAGGGAATGCCTATGTTGGATGAAGAAGAAGAAAAGGCCGAATACATGGATGATGAAGAACAGAAAGCATATGTTTCTACTCTAGATGGTGCAGGTGTTGAAATCGGAAATCCTGCTGACAGAGTAGTAATCAACAATGGTAAGCCAGTAAGTTCTGATTTACCTGTTGTTAAGGCTTTTGAGAACAAAGACCTAGAGACTCTTGATTTATCTGTTTCTAATATTGAGAAGGCTTACGGTGCTTTCCGTCAAGAACAACTTGAAAAGTTGGCTTACGATAACCTCCAAAAGTCTTTTGAAAACCGTTTTAACTCCGAAGTTTCTAATAAAGAACACCTTCTCGCAAAGTCTGAATATGACGCACAAGCAGAAATTTCTTCAATGAAGAATGAGTTTGCTCAACTGCGAAAGTCTTTAACTGCTGAAAAGGATTCAATTATTAAAGCACAAACAGAAGCAACAATTACACTCCCAAGCATGGATGAATTGGCCGAAATGAATTGGTCTGACATTCACAAAATGGTAGGAGGTCAATAATATGAGTTATATTAACACAATCGCAGACTTAGAAGCACGAACCTATGGAACAAAGACCTCTGGTGCAATTAGCAATCAATTGCTTAAAGCCGCTGGTGGTATTCAAGGGATTCATGGAGGCCATGATTCAGTAGGACAAGCCGCATCAACAAGCGGTATTAACGGTAATCTTTACAATCAAATCTACGGTCAAAAAGTTTGGTCTATGCTAAACCGAGAGTGTAATGCACTATCTATCATCGCAAAGCGACCTTATACTTCAAGTGGTTGGAGAGTTCTTTCCGACAGACCTGCTGGTGGAACGGGTAATTCTCTATCTATTGGTGTTACTGGCGATACTAGTTTAACAACTCTTGGTAGTGCAACTCTTAGAGCAGATTTGATTGGTGGCGTTCCTGAAAATGCTGGATTAAACACAGCAAATGATGGTCTTGGCCCAATTGCACCTACTTACACTACACTATTTACAAGCCCTAAAATCGTTGCTCATCAATTTGATTTCAGCGAATTGGCTATGGAAATGGCTTCTATTGACGACGGTATCGGTGATATTAGAGCGCAACTAAGAGAAGACATGGGTAAGCATCACGCAGAAGTTCAAAATGCTATGCTTGTTATGCCTTTAGAAAACTATGATGCAGGTTCAGCAGTTGCTACAACCACTGTTGCTAACATTGATAGAAACTATACTTCTCTATATAAGGTTATTACTTCAACTGCTGAATTAGAGGCTATGGAAACCGCTAATCTTGTTGGAGATGCAGACGGAACCGCTTGTAGTCATCTTTATGGCTCAAACAGAGATGCAGGGTCTTTCTTAGACTCTCAAATCTCTTTCGGTGCTACCTATGCTTCTACTGCTGCTCGTCAAATGACCTTAACTGTTCTTAACGCTATGATTCGTGATTTGCGAGTTGCTGGTGGTTCACCAAAGGTTATTCTTACTGGATATGATACACTACAAACTCTTTCTGACCTATTACAAGCACAAGAACGCTTTATGGATAGAAAGGAAATCGTTCCAACAGTGAACGGTGTTCGTGGTGTTAAGGGTAGTGAAGTCGGATTCCGAGTTTCAACATACTACGATATTCCTTTGATTCCTGTTGCGGCTATGCCATCAACAGGTGTTAATAGTTCTTGTATCAGTGATATGTTGTTCTTAGACACAGACCATCTTTGGTTGTCTGTTATGAAACCAACTCAATACTTTGAAGACGGTATCGCTAATGGAAACCCATTCGGTGTCGGAACTCTAGGAAACAAGGCACTATACCGCACTATTGCGGAAGTAGGCTGTTCTTACTTTAAGGGACAGGGGAAGATTACTAACCTTCTTTGAGGTTAGTAAAACAAAAAAAAATGGAGATGATTATATATGGCAGCATTAACAACAAGCGTGAAACTAGAAATGAAATTAGAAGGAAACCGAAAGATAGTGTATTTAACCTATGCTAATGGTGGAAGTGGTGCGGGCGACACTTTAGCCGCCGGCCTATTTGGTTCTATTACAAGCATTGAAGCAGTAATACTCAATGACTCAACGGCAACAGGGGCATTTGTTACTACGGTGGCATTCCCAGCAACTTCGTTAGTAATAACCACTACTGCGGCAACCGGAACACTATTGATTATTGGCGAGTGAGGTGTTTTAAGTGACTAACACTGTAACACTATTAGCCGACCATATCGGTAATGCACGACCTTATGTGGTTGGGCATCAATATGTATCAATTGGCGATTTATCTGTTTCTGCTTATAGAACAGGTTCACCTGCTAATGCGTCATCGGGATTAGATGCCGCTACGGATGAAACAATTACAAGAGATGATGCAGACGGTTCATGGCTTACTGACGGCTTCGCCGTTGGTGATTATTGCACTATCGTTGGTTCAGCAGGGGCTAATGACGCACACTTAATGCAGATTAAAACTTTAACGGCTACGGTTTTAACAACCGATGCAGATACGGCACTTTCAGCCGATACTGGTTCTGGTGAAATTGTCACC